GAAAACTAATCAAGTCAATAAGTCACGTGCTTAGGGAAGCGAGGGGACATGCCAACCGAGCTTCGCTGCAATGGGACCCTTTATGGCATCATCTCAGATAACGGAGAAACCATAGAGGTTAAATGCAAACGTCGAGGTTGTGGTGCTTCGGCGGATGTGGTAATCCTCCACACCATCCTGCTCAAAACTGGGCGGGTAATAGAAACAAGGCGATTTTCGCAACCCCCCTTTAGGAAAGGAAAGTAACATGGCTCTGCCCGATTACGCTCTGCCCTTTGGCCTTCGTCAGGTCAAGCTTACTCCACTGCTCGCTGATGGTACTCCCGATACTGCCAATGCAGTTTTCCTCCCAGCATCTCGTACTTTCTCATTCGCCGATACCGAGGAGTTTGAGACTCTCGAGGGTGATGACCGCACGGTGGCTTCTCATGGCGCTGGTCCCACGGTTGACTGGGAACTCGAGGGCGGTGGTATTTCACTGGCCGTCTGGAAGGTTCTCTCTGGTGGCACTAATGCAACCTCCGGTGTTTCACCCAACGCCAAGAAGACGTATACCAAGAAGACGACTGATGCTCGCCCCTACTTCAACGTTGAGGGTCGTGCTATCTCCGATAATGGTGGCGACTTCCATGCTAAGGTTTTCCGTTGCAAGGCTGATGGTGACCTTGAGGGCGAGATGGCAAATGGCTCCTTCTTGCTGACCGCCGCCTCTGGTAAGGGTTATGGCGATGAGACCACTGACGAGCTCTACGTCTTCGACCACAATGAGACGGCCACTGCAATTACGTGATTCTAACTAAGAACGAGAACGCAGCCGCAAGAATCATGCAGGGTATCGGGGTTATTGCGTGATGTGATTCGTACGATATACCCTTTAGGGGTATTCGTACGACATTGCACGCGCCATCACCTGATGACTTGCTCAACGAACACCAAAACAAAGATCCCCAGGAGGACCGAAATGGCTAAGGCCACCAAGACTGCAACCAATCGCCAGATCAGCAACATCGGCGACTTCAAGCAACGCATCGGCGGCATCGTCGAACTCCCCTCGGGCTTTACTGTTAGGGTAAAGAACCCGGGGGGTTTGCGTGTGTTTCTCAACGCAGGCACGATTCCCAACTCGCTGATGAGCATTGTTCAGGATGCGATGGATAAGGGCAAGAGGATCACTGAAGAAGACATCATGAAGGATGGGCAGCTTGACCCCCAGCAGCTTGCTGACATGATGGCGCTCAATGACCAGGTTGCACTGAAGACCATCATTGAGCCTCCGCTCTATCCCGTTCCTGAGGATGAAGCTGACCGCCAGGATGATCGACTTTACGTGGATGAGCTTCCCGATGAGGACAAGCTCTTCCTCTTCCAGTGGGTCACTGGAGGCGCCCGCAACCTTGAGCGATTTCGTAGCGAATATCAGGCAAGTATGGATGCTGGCCAAGCAGGCCGAGGCAACGTTTCAAGCACCGAGTAGTATTATCGGTTTGGTGCCGGGTTCCTATGAAGCCTACTGCCTAGATCAGGCAGTTTGGTTTGTAGGAGCCACCATCCAGAACGAGCTTGAGAAGGCCGGCCACAAGAGACAAAAGGGCGAGGGGAATATCATCTCCGCCCGCCGACGCGTGTTGGCAAAATATTTGGGAGAAGCAGAACAGAAGCAGCAATTTGCTGATCCCGCCGCATTGTTTAGTTAAATAACGTCCTCCCTAAGGAGGTGGCCTGTGAGCGAACTCGGTACGATCAGGGGCCAGATGGTCCTGGATATCAAGCAGGCACTGGCTTCTTACACCAAAGTTAGAAAAGAACACGTAGGTACTGTTACGGCTCTGCAAACCGGCGGCGGGGCCATTTCCTCTGTTAGCTTGGGCATTCTGGGTGCTGCCACCCTGATGGCCGGAGGCTTTGTCTATGCAACTACCAAGGCCGGTGAGTTTGAGCGCAAGCTAGACTTCTTCAGCGCAGTTTCCAATGCCACTCAAGCTGAGTATGAAGCTATCAGTGAGAAGGCTCTTCAGCTTGGTGCTGACACGATCTTCTCAGCTGACCAAATCGCTGAGTCCTTTGTCGAGCTCGGTAAGTCGGGTGTGGATGCTCGAGGGATCATCGATGGGATTGGCGAGGCGGTTGCTAACCTTGGTGCCGCTGCCGATATTCCACTTGACACCGCGTCCAATATCCTCATGTCCGCAGTTCAGACCTTTGGTCTGGGCGCAGATCAGGCGGTCGGTGTTGCGGATAAGCTTGCTGGTGCCGCTAATGCATCGATCATTGAGGTTGCAGACCTAGGCGTATCGTTCAAGTATGTGGGTGGTGTTGCATCCGCTCTTGGCATGGACTTTGACGATGTCAACACGGCCCTGGCCTTGCTTGGTAAGTATGGCATTAAGGGCTCCACTGCTGGTACCTCATTGCGCCAAACTCTTACCTCTCTTACGGGTAGCACGAAGAAGGCACAAACTACACTTAAGGACCTCGGCATCATCACCGAGGATGGCTCCAATAAGTTCTTCAACGCTGACGGCTCAGCCAAGTCTCTTTCTGAGGTATTCCAGATTCTGCAGGAAGCTACTGCCGGCTTAACTGACGAGCAGCGAATTAATGCCATGAAGTCAATCTTCCAGACTCGAGCGCTGTCTACGGTGACTGCCTTGACGAAGGAGGGTGCTGCCGGCTTTGAGGAGATGGCTGAAGCCATTGGCTCAACAACTGCTATGGAAGTCGCTAACAAGCGTCTTGATAACCTCTCTGGAGATATTGAAATCCTCAGGGGCAATATCGATACCATGGTTATTAGCTCTGGCAGCAGTTTCCAAAGCTTTGCTCGCTCTATCGTGCAGGCAATTACTTCTGCCATTCAAGCTTTTACCAGCCTACCAGAGGGTGTACAAAAGGGCATTCTTTACTTCGGTCTCTTTGTAACCGCGGCTATGCTGATCATCGGATCACTGGGCCTCTTTGCCGGTAGTGTACTACAGCTAATTGGCTTGATCATGAGGATTGGCCCAGCTTTGTCCGCTCTTAAGACTGGGCTTGCTGCGGTTAAGGTGGCTATGATCGGCGTTAACCTCGCCTTCCTTGCTAACCCCATTACGTGGATTATCATCGGCATCGTTGCTCTCATTGCCGCATTTATCTGGCTATGGAACAATGTTGAAGGATTCCGCAATTTCTGGATCGCCGTTTGGGAGGTTATCAAGTCTGCCGCCCTTGCCGTTTGGAACTGGATTCTTGGGCTGCCCGCCTGGTTTGCTGGGGTGTGGGAGGCTATTAAGGCCGGTGTAACTGCGGCATGGGAAGCCATTATTCTCTTCTTTGCTACACTGCCTGCTCGCATTGGTGCCTTCTTTACTGGCCTCTGGAACTGGCTCGTTACCTTCTGGACTAATCTCGGTATCGCCATTGGTACTGCTGTTACCACTCTCATCACCTCGATAGTGACCTTCTTCTCAGAGCTACCGGGTAAGATTGTGGCCTTCTTCGCGGCTTTGCCTGGAATGATCGGCTACTGGATTGGCTTTATCCTTGGCACCTTGGTAAGATGGGCCATTGACGTTGCTACTGCCCTTATCGCTTGGGCAACTTCTACTTATGACATTGTTGTCGATTGGTTTGCCAAGCTGCCCGGTCGAGTAGTTGAGTTCTTTACGGGGATTTACAATGCCGTAAGTACTTGGCTTACTAACGCTGCGGTACAGGCCGTTATCCTCATCATTCAGCTTTACAATGGTATTGTTAACTGGATTCAGCAGCTACCTGGTCGAGTTGTTGCCTTCTTTACAATGGTATACAACAATATTACAAGCTGGCTGTCAAGGGCTGTTACTCAGGCTATCAGCTTGGCAATTAACCTTTACAATGGCATCGTTAATTGGATTCAGCAACTACCGGGCAAGGTACTTAGCTTCTTCGTTACTACCTATAACAACATCGTCAACAAGATGAATGAAGCCAAAGCTAGGGCCATTGAGATTGCCACCGGCATCTACAACGGAATTCGAGACAAAATTACTGGGTTGCCCGATCTTGCCCGAGGTATCTTTGACAGGGTTGTAGGAGCTATCAAGGGTGCCATTACCGGAGCCTTTAATGCCGTGCGCGACTTCGCTGCAGGTCTCTGGGCAGGCTTTAAAGATGGTCTCGGTATTCATTCACCCTCCTACATCGAGTATGCCATGTGGGCGATTACGGATACGATCGATGAAGAAACCAGACGTATGAGAGGCCAGGTTAAGGCAGTTCAAAACCTTGGCAACGGTATCTCTGAGGTTGGCACTAATGTAGGTTTCGGCTTTACCGAGGGGCTTAATGATGATATCAAGAGCCTGGCTAGTAATGTTCGGGCGGTTCAGGGCTACCAGGATCAATTGGCGGCCATGACTGGAGCTTATACTATTGCTGCAGATCCCGCGC